CTTAAATCTTCGTTAAACGATGAACAATTAGCCAACATATTTTTAATGTTGGTGGTTGATGTGGTTACCCAATTTGCAATATTTCCGTTAAATGAAGAGGAATTTTGAAAGCATAATTCATAAGTAGTAACGCCTGTCATATCCCAACCTGACCAGTCAGGAGTAGTGATTCCCGTTTGATAGAATTGGCTTGTCATTGCGGTCGTGCTGATTGTAGGCACATCGGTCGCGCTAACATCCATATTCACGCAACCTTGAAACATTCTCGTTCTGTCAAACTCAAAGATTGTTCCCCAGTTTGATACGTCCGTAATCTTTAGCTTATCGCCTCCATTTTCGAAAGCCCAACCTTGTAAGGTATCTCCGCTTATCGTAATAGTGTAAGTTCCCGCAGTTGTATACGTATGCGCTCGGTTTGCGTATGTTAGGTCATCCGAATTGGAATCGCCCCAGTCAATAGTACCGCTAAACGTGCCGCTACTTTTTAAAGGTAGTGTAACGGTTTCGCCATCACTTGCAACGTTCCAAGTAGTTACAAAGTCGGGGTTAACAGCAGGTGCCCCTCCTCCTGGAAGCTGATTAGCATTTGAATTTAAAATATTTAAACCTAATCCACTAAACATTTTGACAAATTTCCCAGCCACTAGTGACTTGATTATTAGATGGTGATTGAGTATTATTAGGAATAGTATTTCTCCAATATTGGTTAGCAAAAAATACAATATCTGTTACTTGATATCCAAGTCCATTATTATAATCTGCTTCCCATTCTCCTTTACTACCTCTTTCACAATAACCTATTTCAACTCCTTCTGATAAAGTACAGCAAGATCCTAAAAGATCTTCTAGTTTTTTTATCATATCACATACTACATCTGTACATATAGCAGAAGGAAAAGTATCCATAAGCGTAGAAGCTTTACAACCTGTGCCAGCATATTCATTTAATGGAAAAGTAGGCGCATTATTGGTTTGAAATAACCAAAACATTGCATTGTGTAAAAACAACTTTTCAGTAGTTTCTGCTAAACATCTGTCCCCATAGTAAGATTGGTTAAGAAAAGTCTTAACTAGATTTATATACTTACAGTTCCACATGTCTGTAAGAACTAACTGATCGTCAGTACAAGAACAACATTTTTGGCAATCAGTACTCATATCAACAGTTTACACAGGTTTTATTATCAAGTATTTTACAATACTCTTGCAATCTTTTAATAGCTCTTTCTATATCAGATTTAATAGCACAGTTTTCTGCTATTTTAACTGCTCTGTAAAGAGTAAAAGCTTTTATAAAAGTTTCTTTCAGATTATCACAATCGCAACATTGAGCATCAAGCATAATCCGTTTCATATGTTTTTGTAGGCACTTTTCTATATTACATAAGAATAGTCCACATATTTCTGACTCTCCATTATCTAAAACAGTCTCTCCATTATAAACAGCACTACCTTTCATTTTTATAGAATAAAACCCATCTATAATACTACCACCTGCTTCTGCTAATCCTATTCCCACAGAACCATATACTCTACCATCTGGTAATTTTTCATTTCCTGTTGTAAATACAACATCAGAACTATCTAAAGATTTAATCTCTTGTTCTTGTGTATAATTAACTCCATTATAGGTATAGTCTACCCCACTTCCTATAATTAGTTCTACAGATTCTAATGTCCATGTTGTTCCGTCTGGGAATATTGCATAAAGTTCTAGTGTAGGGATTGCTGTTGTACTATCACAAGGACAGTTTAATTTTACACCTGTATTTATACAGCACCCATTACAATCAAACTCAGCAGTTTCATCATAATTTACTGCACAAGAATCTTTACAACCAGAGCATTCAGCATTCCATAATGTAGGATTATTAGGATTGTTACAATCCCCACAGCCATCAATCATATTAGGCCCGTTAACTACCCCATCGCAATCTACACAACTAGAATTGTAGCTATCTGATAAAGGATCATTACAAACACCACAATCATCTATTACAGAAGTTCCTCCAAACACACCAGCACAATCTGCTTCGCATGGAAGTTCATCTGTTTTTCCTCCTACGCAATTGCCGCAGTTATCTATATAAGCTTCTCCATTGCAATCTCCATTACAGTCATTGTATAAACAACTCCCATCATCAACTGTAGCTTCAGGGTTATAAGTACAAGCTTCAGGATCAGTGCATCCAAATACAGTCTTATCTTCTGCAATTACAGCGTTTTGTCTACGTACATCGCAATTAGAAACCTCAGCAGGCCCTCCATTTACTTCATATGTAAAAGAAGGTTCTACTCCTACAGAGTAATATCCAGGAGTAAGATTGTCGAATGTAAATACTTCAGGTGGGTTTATATATTGTGTAGCAATTATATTACCTCCAGCATCATAAAGATTGATAGGCACATTAGTAATTACAGGAAGAGTCTGATCGTATACCCAAGATAATGAGCAAGTAATACTTCCGTCATTGCCTGCAGGAGATTCGTCAGTCATGCTGACAATATTTAGATTCATAAACTCACAAGGATTATCCCTACAGTAAGTTTCGCACTCTACTTGATTTATATAACCATCTCCTGTAGTTACATTATCGTAGAAAAAATCATTTACTTCAGACCAAGTACCTTGAAAAGTTAGCCCAGGACAATTTCCACTATCATTACAAAAATATACAGTAATGTAATAGATATCATCTGGTTGAATATCTCTAGGACTTCCTCCTGGTATGTATTCTATAAGGGCCATTAACAATCTTTACAGGTTCCACATTCCCATTCGTCTTTTAGAATAGGCAATGCTTCTAACGCTTCTTGAATAATACTTATCGCACTAGAGTCACAAATACCTCTATTATATGCTTTAAGTTGTGTAAGTAAACTTTCGAGTGTTCTAAAGTTTTCATAAAGATACGGATCGTGCTCTTCGCAATCTGTTCCGTAACAATCTAGAGAACAATCTTTTAAAATTCTCTTAGCCATTTCTTTTAAAATACACTCGTAATAAGGTATTGTACATTGACAAGTACCATCATCTACAGTAGCATTTGGATTATAATTACTCGCAGTAGGGTCTGTACAACCTGAGCAGCTAGTACCATCTCCAAAACATTCTCCACAGATGTCTTTATTTATATTGTTGCCTCCGCATACTCCACAGTCATCTAATAAAGTTCCAGGCTCAATTCCTGTATTTCCTCCAGCACACTCTCCACATTCGTCTATAGTAGCAGTTCCTCCACAATCGCCATTGCAATCTAGATAGATACAAGACCCATCGTCAACTCCCGCAGTTTCATCATAGTTACAAGCCTCTGGATCTGTACAGCCTGGTTTACAAGCTGTTCCTACTGTATGCGTTTGAGAATTTATCTTAATCTGCATACTATATTGAGAACAGTCTCCTTCTCCTTGGAAAAGGTAACATCCTAGTATATTGTAAGCCTGATCTGATAATCCTGTTACATATAACTGACCTGTTTCGTCTGTTATAAAAGGAGCTGAGTTAGAATACTCAGGAATATCTACTTGAAAGTTTGGTACAGGCAGACCTGTAGACTCGTCAATTACAAGTATGCGTAGACAATCTGTTCCATCACAGGTAACACCTGCGCCTATTAAACTAGTAAGATCATCTGAAAACTTACTTCTCCAAATTGTGGGTTCTAGAGCTGTAACGTTTTGGTCAATATTATATGCCCACTGTCTTGTAGAAAGTTTACCTAACCCAGTATCAAAATATGGATTTTGTCCATTAGAAGAGCTACCATCACTTATGTAAGATAATGGTAGTAAAGTATTAATTGCTCCATTACTAAACTCATCCCACAGACCGCTATAAGGTAAGTTATCATCTTCGATTAGTCCGCCAGTTGTAGTAACAGAGTTTCCTGAGTTATCTGTATAAGTAGCATTATCAGTAATAGCCGCCACTACATGTAATGGAAAAGCAATATGTGTAGGATTAGGACTTGCAGGTCTACCCGCGTACACGAAAAAGTTTACACTAAAACCATCAGCTACGTCTTGTTCGTATGTAGAACTTGTAGGGCCTTGACTATACTCGCTATAGATCATAGCAAACCTTCTATAATCTCTTTCCCAAGAAGCTGTATAATTAGATGAATTATTAAACTGCATTTCATCTTTCATCATAGATGGTCTTACTGAACCATTATAAGGTTTAGTACCGTCATAAAAAGCAGCTTGTTTCCACGCTTCAAAATAGTTTAACTTAAGTACATAGTCACTACTTGTATTATTATATATTGTAGTTCCTTGTCTATACTGCAAGGCAGCGTTAGAAGAACTTCCAAATACTGTGTTTAAATTATTTGTAGCAGGGTCTAATGTTGGAAAAGGCCATCCTTGAGCTTCTCCTACGTTTGACCAGTTTGATTTAGTTACTACTCCCAGATATGTATTAGTACTATCTGTATTATTACCAGGCCCTTGTGAGTGGTAATCTGCCCATCCTATTTGAGTACTGTTTTGTTTATACCTTGCTTGCGCTTGTGCCTCATCTGCAATACATATTACAAGTACATTTTTAGTAGTTGCTTGATATTGAGGATAAACAGTACCAGCATTTAAATTCTGTGTAGGTTGTAATCCTTGTAATATTTGAGCTTCTGTCCAGTATCTAGCATACTCATTAGTAGAGTATTGAGCAGCACTTGCTTCTAAATCAAATACAAAAGGATTATTTATACCACCATTACCACTAAAACTAACGGGATTACCAACATTAACAACTTGATTATTAATAGTAGCAGTTGTCTGAGTTCTATCTCCAAACAAGCCACCAAACATACCTGTCTTTGGAAACTCTGCCCATTGAATCCAACGTTCTCCCCATATTTGAATATGATGAACTTCTCCTGAGTGGTTAGGTAAAAACTCTGCCCAATTTACTGCAGATTGAGCAGCAGTCAATGCTTCTGCTTCTCCGAAAGATGTTAAGTCATAAAATATATAAATAGCAGTATCAGATGGTATTGCATCGTCTCCACACGTAGGAAGTTCCCATGCTTGAGTCCCGTCTCCTAAAGTAGTTACAGGTTGGTTACATATAGTAGATACTGTAACCTCATCTCCAGGGTTAAGATCATCAATTCCAATTGCTCCAGAAGGCCCACATTGACTCCAAGAATCTGTTCCATATGGAGAAGTAGTCGTAACAAAGTTATGGTCATCGCCAATGTCCATTATTAAGGACACTTGATTATCTTCCATACACTCTTCAGAAAACTGTATTTCAGAACATACTTCTAGATTACGTTGTGTTTCAATAGATTTTGAAATTAACGTTCTAGTAGACAGTTTACCACTGAAAGAAGAAGACGATTGATCTAACGGAGTTTTTGATACCATAGCTAAATTGGAACGAATCAGACACAAAAGAAGGAGAGTTGCCTCTCCTCCTTGTGTCCGTATATATTATAGTACAGGAATAACTCCGTCAGAGTTGATAGAGATTCCGTTCCAACCGTTACCAAATACTGTAACTACGTTATCGTAAGTAGTACTAGTAGGTGTACCGCCTACAGCATCAGTATCCGCAATTACAAGTCTTACAACATAGGGAGATCTAACAGCTCCAGCAGTTGCTGCAGAAGTGTGTTGATCAGCGTAAGAAACTGACAATACGTAATACGTCATACCAGAAACAGTAAGTGATTCGTTAGCAACATTTTGACTCAATGGGAATGGAGTTCTGTAAGGGCTTGGTCTGTTTCCAGCACCAATAGCATTCTTACTGTTTTTCAATTCCATTTGAGATACTTGCCAATCTTGACCATTAGGCATTGTAGGCGCAGTTGTAGAAACTGTTCCGTTACAATCAAATCCTCCAAGAAGGCCAATGTTAACAGAAACGAATTGACTATTTACTACATTAGCAATAGGAGAAATAGCACCTACAGCAGGAGTAGCATGTTGACCGCCAGGAATTTCAATGCTCCATTTAGAGTCAGCAATTGCTTCAGCAGTAGCTTTAGGAACTACAACAAGATCAGAACCTCCACCAGCAGCAGTAAATGTACCATGTGGGTAAGGGCGATCTAGTGTAAGAACCAAGCCATTAATAGCTTCAACTCTAAAGTAATCAGCATTTGCATCAGAAACAGTACCAACAGCACCAGTATCAATAACAGCAATAAAGTCACCAACTACAACGGCAGTACCACCACCATATTGAATATTAGTTGTACAAGTTACATCAGCAGAACCTTGTACAAAATCCCAATTTTGATCATTATCAAAATTAGTTACAGTAATACCAGCAATATAATCGCTATTACGAACAATTGCATTACCAAGCAAAAATTCATTTGCGTCAGGAGTAAGCATTTCGTTTTCACGATCAGCATTAATTTGCTCAGCAATTCCCATTGCAACATCCCATGCAGCACCTTCAGGGCATCCACATGCACTTCCGCAGCATCGAGAAACATAAGAATATGTTTTAACTAGATCTTGATATCCATAAGATTGAAAAATCTTTTCTGATTCAAGACGTACTTTGATAATATACTCAGTTTCGCAATCTCCGTCAAAAGAGCTAATAGTAGCAGATCCAGCGCTTCCAGAAGCACCTACTGCAGATGCAATATATGCAGGAGCAGAGTTAAAAGTCGGAGACTTTCTTAATTCAGTTGTGCTAACTTTTACAGCGTAGTAGTGACGGGTAGGTAGAGCAGCACCAGCAACAGCAGTATTTGTATCTGCGTTGAAAATAGCAAGTTCTCCTACAGTACCACTAGCAAGAAAAGCAGCGAGTGTTGTAGTGTTGGCAGTGATACCACCAGTATCAGCAGCTACCAATACACTTTCTACAGGTCTTTCCATTTTAGTAATTTTTAAGGATTAAAATAATTATTCATTCTGTGCAACCTTTGCAGCTTTAAATTGGAAACCTGGAGAGTTAACACTACCCGATGCCATTTGTACTGCAAGATCCACAATTTCTCTGTGGGTATGATCAGGGAGTTCACATCCTTGATCTTGGTTTACAGTACTACCATCTGGATAATTATATGATTGCCCAGGTAATCCGCTTACAAAAGCTATTCGCTTTGGCTGTCTAAGATAGTCAAGGATGAACGAATTTATTACAAAACTTCCATCAGTATATCCAAATACCTTATTAGAGTCAGCAACTGTATCGCTTTTTGTACCATATACAATTGGCACTTCTCCCCATTCAAAACTGGGCTCATAGTAAGGATCTTTCAATACACTACTCAGATCGTCATGCTGCGTAGGCGTACAGACGCAAATTCTGCGTCCGCATGGTTCTTTAGAAGTCTCTGCCTGAAGACGTATGGCAAATATGTAATCTCCAGGCAGAGGAGCTTCAAAAGAATTGTCGATAGTCAATGCCGTTGCTGGCAGTGATTGATCTTTGATAACTAAGTTTCGTAGATCGTCTATCCTTTTTTGTGTTGTCTCAAAGCCTTCACCTTTTATATTATTTATGCCGTATCTCTGCTTCATGAATACTTCCATAGCTTCGTTCAGCCACCAGTCTATTTCAGGCGCTTTAAAATTTGCCTGGTCTTGACTGTCAACTTTATTGAACTTCAACTTGAAGTCATAATGCATGTCTTGTACGGTCATACCTAATTATTAGGATCTAGCTTCTAGATCAGTTTTTAGTTTAACAAGCATTTCTTGAGATTTTGGATTCAGTAGGTTTAGTACTGTATCTTCAAAATCAAACCCTACTTGCTGATCATTGTAAAGATATGCGGTACCTTTTCTTCTAAAGATTCCTTTTCTCTCTAAGTCGAAAATCAACGCCTTTACTTTAATCTCTTCTGGTTTAGCAGAAGCAACTTTGATAAATTTTGATGGATTATCTCTAACAATCTCATACAGTTTAGTGTATGAAAATTCCTCTGATGTATTGTCCGCAGACTTACCAAAGACTTTGAGAAGATCACATCGTTTATTATGAGTAAGCTTTGTAAAGATTCCCATAGCTTTAGCCTCAACTTCGATTTCTCTAGCTTGAGTTTCTACTTCATCTTGCTCGTCATAAATAACATATTTTGCACCAGGCCATTTGCCTTCTGCATATTCTTTTTGAGAATTTGCAACCATATTACTAGCCCGCATAAGACGTACTTGGAGTTCATCGTTAGGTTTATTAGTATCAAAGATTGTAGTCTTATCTTCTAATTTAACTTTAAAATTACCCCAGTACTCATTTGCTGATGATGAAGTTAGGTCTACTCCAAGAGCAGCTCCTAGTCTTGTTTCATCTTCTGGCTCTAATCCAGTTGCAAGTTTCCCGACTCTAGAATCGTACAATGCCATAATAGTATCATACGTTCCTTGAAATTTGGCACGGCCTAGTTTATCTAGACCATGCCATTTTTCTTTGATGATTGGTTTTACGTAGACTAAATGTGTTTCTTTAGCTTTCATATTACGTAAAATTGGTTATTAGTTTTGCGCCAAAATCAACTCTCCACAACGAGTAACATCGTCAATCTGAACTCCGCACTGATCGTGAACGATCATAGTGTAAGAATCTTTAGCGTTTGACATGATACCACCCTTGTTAGCTCCGTAAGGAGTTTGAAGACCTGATACGTAACCAAGTTTGTAACCACCTTTTTTGTGGACATACTTGATATTAGCGTCCCCTTTTGCACCACCGAAATCCAAGAATGTGAATCTCATAGACTCAATTGGAACTTGAAGTTCATCATGGTAGATATGGTTAATCTCACGATCATCATAAACTGGGTTGTGACGAAGTGTAAGAGTAATACCATTAGGGCCGCGATATTTAACGAATTGACCACCGAACTCCAAGTTAGAACCTGATCCTCCAATAAATTTAGAATCAACAGTCAAGAAAGGAGCTGAAGCGTTCATCATAGCTTGGTGGAATGCAAGCATTCCGTACTCACCTGTGTACGCAACAATGTTTCGGTTAGACATATCAACTCGTCCGAAGAAAATATCTAGAAGATATTCACGGATAAGTTTTTCACTAAGAGTGTTATAGAAGTGTACGTGAGAATCCTCAAGTAGCTCTTGAACACCTGGGCCTGTACGTGCGATACGTCCATTAGCTCCAGCAACTGAAGACTGAGAACGTCCGTACCATAGACCTCTTTCTTTTTCTTTGTAGAACTGAATCCAATACTCGGCTTCAGCATACTTCAACCATTTGTAGTCTTTGTATACTTTTCCGTTAGCATCCATCAATGCAACAACCAAAGATTGGTTAGCAGCATCTCCAGTTACAGAGTATTCTTTACGGTATGTTGAAAGATTCGAGCGAAGTTTCATTGGCATAGCGTAAGTAGTAGAACCAGATTGGTCACCACCTTCTTCATATACCGAGAACATTTTGCTCCACTGAACACCTGCAGCTTGTGCAGCAGCGCTTAGTGCATCTGTCTGAGAATCTGACATCAATCGTGCTACATACTCAAAACCAACTCCAGGGCCAGCAGCCGCAACAGGGCCAGATTGAATACGTACCAATTGACGACTTACTCCAGCAGAAGGAGAAATAACATCACCAGGTTTGAACCAGTCTTCATCAAGTGTAAGTGTGATTTCAGAAAGAGAAATACCACTTCCAGAAGCTGCTGCAGTTGCAACCAATGGACGTGTAGATGCTCCCATCATTTCCCACTCCCAATCAAAAGACGAAATTTCTTGGGTTCGACCCATACCTTTAGTCATTGCTGTAAGAGGATTATCAGCGACACGGGTAGCTGTGAACACTCTGGTGAGCACTTTATCAAATTTATGCGGCTCAGCCATGAATGCAGCACCCAGGTGATTAACCTCTGTGAAATTAGCATGAAAAGGTCTGGTCAAGACCGCTAATTTAGATTGTGCTCTCATTTTGTAAAAATTAGAATGTTAAAAATTAAATCATCCAGGCATCACTAGAAGCTTTGCCTGTCTTTTTATTACCACCAAATTTAGCTTGTGTAGCAGTTTTTGATTTACTACGCTGAAGTTGGTCTTTAAGTTTAGATGATAAGTTAGTTGTAGCTTTTTTCTTAACTCCATCTAAACTAAAGTCTGTCATTCTCAAATATGCTCTAAGAATAAAGTCATCAACACTCTTACCCGCTTCCATTTCGTCAGCTTGAAACTGAGTTACGTATTGTGGGCCGTTTGGAGTGTCAATTTTTACTGAATTATCAGTCATATATGAGATAAGATCCTTTTTTACCTTTCTACCCATAGGAAATCCTTTGATTTCTGTAGAATCAGTAATGGTCTTTTGTATATCATTAAGCACTTCTTGTCTTTTTTGAAGCTTTTCTGCCTGTTCTTGTTCTTGTTTTTGTGCTAATTGCTTCTTTTGAGCATCGTAATAGGCAGAAAGTTTTTGTTGTGCTTTCTTAGATTGCTGTTCTAGCTTACCTAAGTCTTCATAATCTTGCAAAGTTTCTTGAATATCTTCTTGACTATCGCCTCTTAACCTTAAAAACTCTTGTAATACAGCTCTTTGGTTAGAAATATTCTTTTGTCCTTCAAGATTTACTCTTGTAACATCAGGAGCAGAGTACACATTTGTAAAATCTGATACTGATCCACCTTGCATTAAGTGTCTTAACAAGTCTTTTCCTTCTTGAGGCAGCGCTCTTTGAAACAATTCAATCTCTTCTTTTACTCTACTTTCAATAGTACCAGCAAAAGCATCCATTAGCCCCTCTTCACTAGCTTCAAAGTCTTCAGGAAGATCAAGAAGTTCGTTTTCGTTTAGCATTTTAGCAAATACAGAAAACTCATTGTCTTCTTCTTCTGTTTCCTCAACTACTTCTTCTTTCTTTTTAGAAGTTTTCTCTTCTGCCTCTTCTTCTTCCTCAGATTCTCCTTCTAATTCGTCTCCTGGGTCAAACTCAGGAAGTTCTTCTTCCTCCTCCTCAGCTTCTTCAGCTTTAGGAGTTTCTTTTTTCTTAGGAGTTTCCTCTTCTTCAAAGTCATCGAACATATCTTGCTTTGCTTTACCTTCAGGTTTTTCAAAGTCAAGAACAGGTTCTTCAGTTGAAGATTTAGGTTCTTCAATTAAAGAGTCAAGATTGGAATCGTCAATATCCCAGATCTCTAGATCATTTGTGATTGGTTTTGAATCTAAAGTTTCTTTACTCATTGTGTTTAAAATTGATTACAAAAATAATTTAGTTTATATCAATATCATAACAAAAATTGTTATGTAAATTGCTTTTAAAAATTTTCTATAGCCAAAGCTATATTTATTTATCAGATCCATTAACTGTTACTGCAGGTAAACCCATATATAAATACTCAGGTCTATTAGGTTCTCTGTTAAATTCCCACATAAGAGCTTCATTATCGTAGAAATTATGTGGCCCAGCCATAAATCCACCATCTTCTCTCCACATACCTCCTATATATTCACTACCACCCTTTTGTTTGCTATACTTAGATTCTGCAGAAAAGGTAGGATGGTTTGGTTTTTTAAATGTATCTGTGCCATGATTATCTGGATCTGTATTATTTTTCCATTGCCCTGATTTCCAATAACCTTGTATATCATATACACCAATATCACGAGGATTACCAAAACCAGCTTCTAGCCACAGTTTATAATGAATTTTTTCTATAGGAGTTAGTTCTGTATTAAATTTATCAGCAAAAGCATCTTCTATACGCATGTATGTATCATCACCAGGCTCTGCATATTTTAAAAGTTTATTCATATAGTCATCTCTATATGGTTCTCTAGACTGAAGTGCATTTGCAAACGGATCTTCAGGATCAGTTACTTCTCCTCCTTCTTGATAACTGTCTACTTCTCCTCCGTACTCTTTTCTAGTAGCGCCTGGTGTGTATTGCCCTTCATGTGCTCTTGATATATTAACATCTCCATGAGTAACAGGAATACTTTCAATTAGATTTACAGCTTTTTCTCCTCGTGGCCCTACAGGAATATAATGCTCATAGACTCTTTCCCTTCTTCCAAATAAATTATTCTTTTTAAAATATTCTTTTGCTTTTTCTTTTATTGCTCTATTGTATTTTGCAATATCTTCTGCAGTAGGTCTGTCTTTAGGTGCTAAATGTCCATAAGTACCTTTGTCACCAAATTTATTTTTAAACTTCTTAATAACTGAATTTTTATTTGCAAAGTCTACAAACTCGTTAAAATTTACATTAGAAGGAATATCATCGTATTCTCTATGTAATCCACTTTTTACAACCTCTCCTGTAGCCTCATTTACTTGGCCTAAAGTGTCTCTAAGCTTTCTTAAAAGGTTATAATTTCTATTTTCCAACATAGAAGTTGTTGAAAGTTTTGGATCTTTTCCTGCTGAAAAATTTATTTCATCTGGAGCAAGCCTAAAAAGAATATGCTCATCATTATAGTCATATTTACGATCAGGTGGGCTATCATAAAAATATCTCGATCTTTCTGCTGCTTCATTAACAGACATTGTTCTTCTTACTTGGGGATCTGCTTTGACAAGAGCATCTGATTCAAGAAGATGATCCCCTTCGCTTTTAGGTTGAAAAGTGTCAAAATCTTTTTCTATTCTTTTTCTTGCATCAAATAATTTATCTATACTTTGATGCTCTTCAAGTAATTCTTGAATTACTGGATCTTTCTCTAAATTTAGATCTATTATAGAAGGATCTTTTGATTCTAAAAGATCTTGTATAGATTCATAATTAAATTCTTTTTTCTTTGGTATTAAAAACCCTCCATCTTCTGTTCCTATAGGCCTGCTTTGTCTAAAATTAAACCTATCTTTAGCTATAAGCATAATTTTTTCGGCAATACTCTTTTGTTCTGCCAAAAGATCTTTTTCTACTTCTTTAGTTCCGTTAATTAAATAATCTTTATAGCGACCTAAATACTCTTTTTCTGTCCAATTAGATGCTGAATCTATATTTAATAGTTGCCCAACAGTTCTTTTTTCACCGAAAAGTCCAGGTAGTTTTATTTCTTCAGGAAATAGTTGAAGTATTTTTTCTGGTTTTATTTGGTCATAACTCTCCTTGTCAAAAAGAAAGCCAAAAGCTTTTTGATCAAAGTCTACACTACGCTCATTTATAACACCAAATTCATTAGCTTTTATCCAATCTTGCCTATTGGGAGCAGAGAAATCTAAATTCTTTGTACTTTTCCTATAAAACCTTGTCCATATGTATATCCTTCAGCAGTACCCATTGAATTAGACATATATAAACCATCTGCCCAGTCAGGTAAATTGTCAAGTCCTACTCTTCCATATCCTGTATTTACAACTGGATATCTAGTAAGCATATATTCTGCGGCTACTTCAGGATTATTAATATGATCTATTCCTTTATTTTGAAAATCTTCTACTATTTCTTTCCATAATTGTTCACCTTTTACAACGCCATGTCTATTTTTAAGCTGTATTTGAAGTTCAGGCCAATTAGTACTTACTCCTCTATAAAAAGTGTTATGCTGACCTAAAATATCTTTATATAATTTATCAATTGCTTTGCTGTCCGATAAATCTTTTGGAATATCTAAGTTATACCCATATTGATCATTCCATGCTTTTAAAGCATCTAAATCTTTCTGATTTAATTTTATCCTTTTCCCTTTTGGTGTATATTGAAGTATTTTTTTAAAAACTCCTAATCCATCTGCAACAAGACCCGCTCCAATAAGATCTGCAGGATCTGTAACAGCATCAATTGCAAGATTTGCTATATTTTTACCAAAAGCTGTAGGACTATCAAAAAATCCTCCTGGGTTTTGAAATCCTATATACTCAGAAGGCAGTTCTTGTCTTGCTGTAGGATCTCCTGTAATTGCGCTTGTAAGACCTGGAAGGACATTACGAATATCTCCTCTTTTTCCACCAGGTACTATTTCTTTTGCAAGCTCTACGGCTCCTGCTTGAAGTGCGCCAAGAGGTTCCATAATTGCATTTTCAAGTATAGCACCTGGTATTCTTCCTACAGTATTCTCTACACTTTGGCTAAAAGTAGGATTACCGTCTATGCCATACCCTTCACGCGCTTGCATAGCAATAGCCTGTCTTATCGGATCATTAGGATTGTTAGAAGATGTATAATAATCACGTTGTTCTTGCGACAAAGAACTCCAATAAGGCAT